CCATTGGTCCCGTCCCGGCAGTTCAGAACGGCGGGGAGCTCCCCACACCAGGATTAGCCACCCTGGTTAGTGGAATCGACATGGCCACAATTGCCAAGGGCATTGTGGCCGGATGTTCAGTGGCATGGAGGAGGTTTGCAGCATGGAAGTGGCCCCACCAACCTGACCGCCGTGTTGTGGGTGGCTTGTCCACCCTCGACGAGGTGGAATATGGGGAGGAGAGAAGGTGGAAGTTGACCCTCAAGTGGTGTGCACTGGCGAAAGCTCAGTTTGGCACCATAAGGGTCCGCACAGCCGCCGATGATGAGGCCATTGCTGTGTGGCTTAGGAAGGAGATGGCAGCGGTCAACGTACGCGTCTGCGATCGTTTGCGGGTTATCCCGTATGCGGTTGCAAGTGTGTACGTTCCCACCAACTCCGACCTTGAGGCCGAAAACCTCCTGCGCTTGCCAGAGGTCAAGGCGAGGCGCAAGCTCATGGGAGATGGGAAGCGCCGCTAGGGGTGCCTAGTGGAAGTGTTGGGGCATGATACTGTGGGACGACCTTACCCACCACTGCCCTTGTCGGTCACACACACCACTGGGACCCCGAAGGTGAGGAAGGCCTTGGCCTTGCCTCAGTTGGGCTGTGGAACTGTGTTTGGAGTACACAACCACAGCCTTGCCAACGTGCTGAGAGGGTTGGTTGAGCGAGTTTTCCTTGTTGAGAAACATGGTCAGCTTGTTTCACCTCCGAAGCCCTCTGCAGGTGTGTTTGATAAGCTCTCTTGCTTTCGGGCGAGGCTCTTGAGGGTCCTGGGTTCATGCCGTCCCTGGTCAGTGGAGCAATTCACTGGTTCATACAGGGGTGCCAAGCAGGTGCTCTATATGAGAGTGGCAGCGGATGTCGCCAAGCATCCCATCCATCGGGGTGATGCCGAGCTACGCACATTTGTGAAGGCTGAGAAGCTCAATTTGACTTCGAAGCCCAATCCAGCACCTAGGGTTATCCAGCCACGAAACCCTAGGTATAACGTTGGGGTTGGCCCCTACATCAAAGCACACGAGCACAATGTCTACCGTGCCATCGCTGATGTCTGGGGCGGGCCTACCGTCATGAAGGGATACAACGGGCGCCAGGTTGCCAAGGAGATGAGGAAGATGTGGGACAGCATCCCTAGTCCATGTGCGATTGGCCTTGACGCAAGCAGGTTCGACCAGCATGTGTCAGTGCCAGCCCTTGAGTGGGAGCACAGTGTGTACAATGGCATGTTTCGGTGCCCGCGCCTCAGAACTTTGCTAGCCTGGCAACTCAGCAACAAAGGCCTGGCTTACACCCCTGAGGGTAGGGTCAAGTACAAAGTTGCTGGGTGCCGCATGAGTGGGGACATGAACACCGCACTGGGCAATTGTTTGCTCATGTGCGCGATGGTTTGGGAGTTGTGCCGGTCCCTTGGCATTACTGCCAGGCTGGCCAACAATGGTGATGATTGCACCTTAATCGTGCCAAAACAGCATGAGAAGGTGGTGCGCAACGCCATCCCAGGCTGGTTCAGGGAATTTGGGTTCACCATGAAGGTGGAGGACACAGTGTATGAGTTTGAGCAGATTGAGTTCTGCCAAATGCACCCTGTCCGCACAGCCTACGGGTGGACAATGTCCCGAAATCCCCTCACGTGCTTGGACAAGGACACTCTCTGTCTGCACCCAGCCAGCAACCCATACCATGTGTGGGCTGCTGGTATTGGGACAGCTGGGTTGGCCCTATCCAGTGGCGTCCCGGTCCTCCAGGCCTTTTACACCAGGCTTAAAACCCTGGCTGGCCAGGAAGGAGTCCTTGCTGATGGCAGCGGCATGGCCTATTTGGCACGTGACCTGCCCAGCGAGTTGTGCCCCATCACTGATGCTGCCCGAGTGTCCTTTTATAAGGCATTTGGGGTCATGCCTTGGGTGCAGCGACTGCTAGAGGATGAGTTGATGAAGGAGCAGTGCTGCTTGGCAGTGGGCCTGAATACTGCTAGCCACAGTGTTCACAACCGCCGACTTACGTTGAGCAACCAGTACAGTTAAAACCATGGGCAAGACCAAGTCCAGTAAGCGCAAGGGCCAAAATAAGCCACTTATGAGCCCTCAGGCTCTACAGTGGAATGTTTCAGTCGCAAGAAGTGCCACCCCTAGGGTCATGGCTGCAACTAATGGTAACATTCGCGTTAGGCACACGGAGCAGATGTCATCTGTGACCAATGCTGCGGTGTTGGGTTGGCAGACTAGGTCATATGGCCTGAATCCCACGGATGCAACATATTTTCCATGGTTGAAGGCAATTGCCAATAATTATGTGAAGTATCGATGGCATTCGTTGCAGGTACGTTTCGTTAGCACCTCGCCCACAACTACCCAAGGCGAAGTCCGGTTTGGTGCACTCTACGATCATCAAGAGTACATCAATTGGAACTTGATTGCCTCAGAGGCAGCTAGGTCTGCCGCCATTGTGGCAATGAA